GGGCATTGGGATGCCGTCTTCGTGCACAATGTCGCCGGACTCAGTGCGTTGCCACACGTCCACGTTATTAGTAACGGCCTTCGACACTACAGATTTCGCAGAGCGCAGAGAATTTTTCTCTTCTTTAGACAATTCCCGCAATTGGTCCAGCTCTTCGACCAGTGACTTGTGTAGTGTTGCTACGTCTTCGGCATTGTGTAATGTGTTGCCGTAGCATATGGACCGGACGTAGTTAGCCCATACCCCTTGGCCTGCTTCACGTGATGCATCCTTGGCATCCTTGGAAGTTGATAATGCATTACGCAGTTGTGATGTAAACACTGACATGATAGTTCTCCTTGAACAAGTTGATTTGATTTACTAAGGCTCGATCATAGCACACTATTACTAGTAATGTACTATGGAAAACCCTAGGTTTCCCTTGCTTGCGTATTCCCTTGCTATCGGGTTCAAGCTTACATTGTAGGAACATAACTTAGATCAGTAGGTACGCTACCGTCACGAATTCGCATAAAACCGTGATACTAGTAATGCCTACCGCCCCATTTACTAGAATACTTTTATGTATAAACAACCGATTTCCGGTGATGTTTAGTCACCTCCGCCCCTGCCGAACTCGCACGAACATTGGGCTGTCGTGGTCTAAGCTTTCGGGTTATTTTTTTGCATGCTTGTCTTGCATGGGTTCTAATGTATCAGCGTTTTTTTAGTTTGTCTCTAGGTGTTTACCCTAGTGTGTACTAAAAACAACATCTGTTATTAGTAACGGCCCGATCACCGTTGGGTCTAATGTAATCGATCTTTTTGGGGTTGTATATTAGGGGAAACCCTAATGTTGTATTCTTACCACAACCCCTGAAGGCTCGATCACCTTCGACAACTCCAATGTAACCGTTTTTCGAATATCTCCTATAGGGAAAACCCTAATAAATCAAAAATAATTTGTTGTATTTACACCACAAATGACATTGTGGATAAGTCGGCGACCACTGTGGATAAGTCAGTTATGCACACTGCAAACGAAGTTATCCACATGCCTCTAGAATCGATCAGAACCGCCTACAAGCGATTAAAAATTTTACCCTACCCCTACCCTTCAAAACCCTGAAAAGCCCGTGACGGCCCTTCTAGCACGTAGCCTAGTATGTGTTGTTTTCATACCACAACAGCCCTTCTCCGTACCCTAGCTTGTATCAATACATAAGTATATACTAATATAATCAACTACTTATATACATGTATGCATGTACACTTATATAAGCCATTGATTATATTACTAATAACATATATAAGCATATACTAATATATATACAGCCCCCTATATAAATATAAGTATATCTGTAATTGCTTATATAACTACCTACTAATATATGTATATAAGCTAGTATATATATAATTATATATGCATATACTGATGACAGACCTCACTTCAGCCTAGATTTATTCAGGGCAACCCACTAAGGGGGGTGTACCGCTGTGTATTACAATGCAATACACGGTAAAATTATCTCATAAAAATTATCTCTTCCAGTGATATTAGTAATAATAGTTTGAGAATTAGAATATTTGACATCTCCCTCCCACCCACCACACTGCTTTAAATTGATTTTAAGGGGGGTAGAAGCGTTTTTAAGGGGGTAGCCTAGGGGGTAGCTAGGGTAAGGAGTTAAAATCGCTTAGAAAGCGTTTTAAACGGTTTGACAAAATTATAACGTTTTTACTCCTACTCACCTCTAACACACATTCGGATAGCCTTAACAAGGAAAAGTATGGCGAAAATAACATTGACAACATTAGGAAGCAGGTATGGCAGCATTGATGCCCTCAATGCCAACTTCGATGCTATTGAGGCGGCATTTGAAAACACCCTGTCTCGTGACGGAACCACTCCTAACAACTTAGAAGCTGATTTAGACGCAGATAGCAATCGCATTATTAACTTGGCAGATGGCGTTAACAACCAAGATGCGGCTACAGTTAAACAAGTAAACAACATTATTACTGCAGCATCTAGTGGTATTATTGCACAGTTAAAAGAACGGGCAACAGCAGCTAGCGGTCAAACAGTTTTTACTCTTTCTTCAATTGAATACACTCCCGGCAGTAACAATCTTGCCGTATACATTGACGGTGTTCGTCAATATGTTGGTGAAAGCTACACAGAAACATCTAGCACAGTAGTTACGTTCTCTTCTCCTCTGCACATTGGTGCAGAAGTGTTGTTTCTTACCAACGAAGCTGTAGACACTGGCAACTTAAACGCATCTGCTGTAAAATATGATCCTGCTGGTACTGGTGCAGTACAAACAACGGTGCAAGCTAAGTTGCGTGAAACCGTCAGCGTCAAGGACTTTGGTGCTTTGGGTAACGGGGTGGCGGATGACACGGCTGCTATTCAGGCGGCTGTTAATGCCACAGTGTCTGGTGGCGCTGTTTACTTTCCAAGCGGAACGTACAAAATTACTGCTGCAATCAATGTACAAAAAACACTCAAATTGCATGGAGCAACATCAAATGGCAGTGTTATTGACAACACAACCAATGATGTTAATGCGTTTGTAATTGTTGAAGATTCTGCTGGTTCTCGCACCGCTGATCGCTGCAGTATGGAGAACTTACGAATTAACCATCAAGCAACTACAAAATATGCTGTTGTTTGGAACGCACCATTTGGCTTTGCATCCAACTTGCGTATTGAGTGCGCTCAAATAGGCTTTGGCTGTTTGCTACTTGGTTCTGAAGCAGCATCTCCAGCGACTAATGATTTGGCTTATTTGTTTACAGCTATACATTGCAGATTTTGGTCATACACAGACTACGGGGTGCGGGTAAATTCTCGCGGCACATTATGGCAATTTTCAAACTGCCATGTTGCCTCAGTTGTTGATGGGGCTAAAGCTGGTTATTTCAACAAAGAAGCGGTATCAATCATTGGTGGTCAATGGGGTGGCTCTGGCGCGACAAGCCTTCCAGTTCACGACTACAACACAGAAGCTGGTGATCGAGAGGGCAATACATTTGAAAACATGGTGTTTGAAAGTGTCACCAACTACGCAATATCGTTTGATGGGGCAACTAATGCTGTTGTTGGCGGTCAAGTCAAAGGCATTTACGCAAACCTAGCATCAAACACAGGAACAATCATTAATTTTGGCAGGGCAAAGCAATGTGTTGCTGAGTTGCCAAGAATTAAAAATCCCACATCAGGCGGAACTGTATGTCGGTGGGGAAGCAGCTCGGTTGAGTGCACTTTAATTTGTGATTACGAAGCGGCTCAAGCGCCTATTACTGTCGGAGCAGGGGCAACTAGAGCAGTAAAAATTGTTAGAGGTCGGCTATCAAGAACGCAAATTCCAAACATCACAACAAACGCAGAGCTTACTGTTATTTTGCCAGACGGTTGTTCAGATTTGCCACCGGGCTTTATACCAGTCCACAACGGTACTGGCTGGAATTTCCAAACACTTGCGCTTGGCGATGATACAGCCACATCATTTACGCCACCAACAATTAAAGGCACAGTTCGTATTTATGCACAAGATGCAGCAACTACAACGGGCAGTGTTGCCTATGAATCATCTGCTGTACCTGAGTGCATCTTGTTGACGGGTGGCGGTGATCTTGAAGTGACAACTGGCGTTTTAAATGGTACTACGGGAACCAATAATAAAGTAACCGTGTCCACCCACACTGACGGCAAAATATATGTTGAAAACAGGTACACCGCTGCAAACAATAACATCACAGTGTTGATTGAGTCTGAGGTATACGGTCTATGATTACGCCATCATTTAATTTGACAGCAACCGAGAGGGTGTTGCCAAGCATGGCGCTTGATTTTACAACAGCCAACTTGGACAGCCGAGTAACTTTTACGCGATCTGGCGGTACTGCAACATATACAGATAGCAATGGCTATGTTGCGTCTGCTGGTGTTGATGTGCCAAGGTTTGATTACGATCCAGTGACACTTGCTTGTAAAGGTTTGCTAATTGAAGAAGCAAGAACCAATTTATTCACCTATTCAAGCGACTATACCAACGACTGGACTTTAACAAAATTCACTAGCTTTGGAACAACAACATCGCCAGACAACACAAACACAGGTTATAAGCTAGTACCAAATACAGACTCAGCAACTCATTCTGTTTCACAGACTATTGCGCTTACATCTGGTACTACATATACATTTTCTGTCTATGCAAAAGCTGCTGAAAAAACAAACTTACAACTACGCATCAGTACAACTAACGACATTCAGATTACATTTAATGTTGACACTGGCGAAATCAAATCAACAGTAGCTGGCACTGGGACAATTACTGATGTTGGTAATGGTTGGTATCGCTGCACAGCAACAGCAACTTGTACATCAACAGCATCTTTGGCGCTTAGGATTTATGTAACAGAGGGTGATAATACAACGCTGACGTATGCTGGTAATGATGTTGATGGTTTATACATCTGGGGCGCTCAACTTGAAGCAGGAGACTTTGCCACTAGCTACATTCCTACGACAACAGCACAAGTCACACGTACTGCTGATGTGGCTACGATGACGGGCACAAACTTTAGCGATTGGTTTAATGCGTCTGAAGGCACGTTTTCTGTAACTGTTACGGTTCCAGTAGTAACTGGTGTAAATATGCGTTTTATATCAGCAAACGACAATACAACTTCTAACAGAATAGATATGTATGGAATTACAAATACACAACTGCGTACTGTTTATGATGGTTCTGGGCAAACATCTATAACTTCTGGTTCAATTTCTAACTATCAAGAGCGAACATCAGTTGGAGCATATAAAGAAGATTTATTTGCAACAGCAACAAATGCCGATTCTGTATCAACAGATACAAGTGGAACAGTTCCAACCGTTAACCAGTTATTCATAGGTCGATCATTAGCAAGTAATTCATCATACTGCAATGGCACGATCAAGAAAATTAATTATTGGCAACAACGTTTAACTGACAACGAAGTTGTAGCTTTTTCAAAGGAATTATAAATGTCATTAACTAAAGTTTCTTATGCAATGGTCAATGGGGCGTATTTCAACGTCTTAGACTATGGCGCTGTTGGCGATGGAACTACGGATGACCGTACTGCAATTAACCTTGCGTTTCAGACTTGCTTTAATGCTGGCGGCGGTACTGTATTTTTTCCTGCTGGGACCTATTACATTAGCGACTATATTGGTAATACTGATTACGCAGGTAATACACAAACTATTAATATTTCAGTTTTGGGAGAATCTGGAACTGTAATTAATTGTAATCCTTCTGTATATGGCAATAGAGCCATAGATTTGCGATTCCAAGACGCACCCATTATTAAAGTTAAAAACTTATATGTTAATTGTAATACCAAAGTTGCGGCTGGAATTGATTGCTCATCGGTAACTTCAATTCAAATTGCAGAAGTTGATTCTTGCGAAGTTTGGAATTGTCACGGGGTTAACAACGCTTCAGTAACTACGAGTGTTTCGCCTATTTCTATTAGCTCATCCGCATGGAGTTATACAGCTCGTGTTACAAATTGTGTAGTTCAAAATGTAACTCGTGATAAAACAGGACTTGCTTGCCAAGCTATCGTTGTTACTGATTTTACATCCGCGTATGTTGCAAACAACAGTATTAAAGATGTTAAACATGATGGAACAGATCGCACTAATGCGGACGGTATTGTGGTATTTAGTCAACAAAATGGTTCTGGCAACTATCAAAAATCTACCGCAACGGTTATTAACAACCACATTCGCAACTGTGAGGGGCGATTTATTAAGTTGCAAACTAATGGCTCTGCACTAGTTGAAGGTAACTACATGAGTTTGGCTGGTTCGCTAGACTTGATTGACAATTGGCGCGGCGTAGATTCTCAAGTTGGTGATGCAACAGTTACCAACAATACTATTCGAATTGGAACTGGTTGGACAGGTGGCACTTCTAGTAGTATGTTTACTATGCAACCCCCAACACTTGCTAATCAAGATTACTCTAACGAAGCATTTTTTCAACGTGTTATTAGTAACAATGTAGAAGTACAACAAAAAATTCAGTATTTCTGTATTCCAGCTATGCCAGATGCAGGCGTGACTGCTAACCATTATGTTGAAATTGCAAATAATATAGCCAACTTTCCAACAACGCTTAACACAGCAACTCAGGCTGATGTAGCGTTTGATTATTTTATTTATAACAGTAGTGGTCCATCAGTTGCCAACACCAATGGACAAGTTATTTGGAAAATTTACAATAATACTGTGTTTTCGTACAATTTTATTGCGTTAACGTACACACAAGCTGATTACACTGATAAATGGTATTTTTATATTTACGACAACTTTAAACCTTCAATCGGGTATACACGCGAATTGTTTACCAGTGGAGCAACAGCACCTTATACAAACACTTGTATGATTCGTGGAAATAAAATTGGTGAAAGCGCAGGACAAGTTGGCTGGCCTCTTGATTTGTCAAAAATTTTAGATGGCAGTGATTGGTATTCTGGCTCTCAAACACTTACAAACGTACCAGCATCATATACATTTAGTCGTATATATAAAAAAGGTCATATGTTGGGTGTTCAACGTAGCACACAATACTACATATCAAGCAATACTGGTGCTACTTGGACAGCATTGGCATAAGGGAAAAACATGAAACTAATTTTTAAACCAGATGGCGCACTTTGGATTATCAATCGCTCAGAAAGTGAACCAGATGTAGACGACTGCACATCGCTGATTGTATCCAACGATTTTAATCCTATCGCATCAGAAGTTGAAGATGTTGCAACTTATAAAACGCTTGCCCAAGTGCAGGCAGAACTAGCAGCTTAAAAAAAATGAACCCCGCAGACATCCACTTAAAGTTTCCAGACGAAACCACAGCGACTAATCTGTTGCTGGCTAATGGCGTCTGGAGTCAAACAACTGACGAAGATAACATGGTGCATTACTTTGATTCACCTAATTATCTAACCGACATTATTGGCCCTATTTACAAAGCTACTGGCAAAATGTTGATTGATGAAGAAGGCATGGAATATCCAGAGATGGCAAACATCGGTGGATGGCACGTTAATATGCGTGGTGTTGTGCCTACTGCTATTCAAAAATATGTTGTACAAGTTAATTCACCATACCGAATCTGGGATTAAAAAGGAATATTATGTCTACAATTACTGACTTAGAAAAAGAATTTTACGAACTATACATTGCCACTCCTCCATCAACTATTACTGATTTAAAAAAAGCTTTTCTTTCAGCAGTAGCTTTAGGTGGTGCAGGTAACGCACAAATTGCGACTGAAGCAGGTACAACTCGTACATTAAGTGCTACAGATGCTAATAAAATTATTTACTGTACATCTGGTAGTGCTGTAACTATTACTACAGCTTCTGGTTTGGGTGCAGGTTTTAATTGTACTATTATTCAAGGTGGTACTGGTAAAGTTACTGTTGCAGAAGGTGCGTCTACTACGCTAGTATCTTATTCTAGTTTATTTTCTACTATGGGGCAATATGCTGTTATTAGTTTAGTAGCTCCTGTAGCAGATACAATTATTGCAGCAGGTAATCTTGGTGTTTAAAAATGGAGTACCCAGAATTTGACCCAGTTAGATATGGTGTTTTATGGCAGCGTGTTCAAGAAATGGACAAAAAAATAGACAAAATGGAACGCCATGTCGAAGAACTTTTGGCTTTAGCTAACAAAAGTAAAGGTGGTTTTTGGATGGGTATGTCTATAGCTTCTGCTGCTGGTGGTTTTCTTACATGGCTTTTAACTTATTGGAATAGATAATGCTTGCTGAACTGGCTATTGCCAATGCTGCCTTTGGGGTAATTAAAGAAACAATTGCTAACGGTGGCGACATTATGGCAGCAGGGCAGCATTTATTTTCTTTCTTTGATAATAAAGCTAAGATTGCACAACAAGCATCTAAATCTGGGTCAGACTCAGAAGCTTTTTTTGCTTTAGAAACAATCAAGCAAAATGAAGCTGCATTAAAAGAAATGTTTATTTATCAAGGTCGTGCAGGTTTGTGGGATGATTGGTTACATTTTCAAGCAGAAGCTAAACGTAAACGTGAGGCAGAAGCAAAAGCACTCTTGTTAGCTAAAATTAAACGTAAAGAACTTATTTGGTCGTGGATTAACGGGATTATTATTACTGTTTGTGTTCTTACAGGTGTAGCTGCAATTGGTGGTCTTATCTGGGTAATTCTAACTAAGGGGCAATTATGATTCCACTTTTAGGTAGTTTAGTTGAGTTAGGTGGTACATGGCTTAAAGGTAAGCAAGAAGAAACACAAGCAAAATCTGAAGCTAAACTTGTAGAAATTAAATCTGAAGCAGAAATTAAAGCAGCTAAAGCTTTGTGTGCTACTAAAATGGCAGAAGCTGGACAGATGCAAAACTATGATTTAGATAGACTTGCTATGGAGCAAATGTCTAAAAGCTGGAAAGACGAAGTATTGTTACTAGTATTTTTAGCTCCTATGATTATGGCATTTATTCCTGACATGGATGTTTATGCATTAGCAGGATTTGAAGTTATTAATAAAATGCCAGAATGGTATCAGTACATTATTATTGGTATGGTAGTAGTTATTTACGGTATGCGTGGATTGCTAGAAAAGATTATAGATAAGAAAGTTGGTGTCAAATGATTTTTTTACCCGTTGCCTTTTATTGTTATGTAGCTGGTGCTTGTGTGTTTAATCATGGACAATTAACAACAGACGTAGCAAATTGTACAGCACAAAACACTGCTGCTGAAAAATTAATGAGTCAAGATAAGAATCTTGAGGCATATCAAACTACATGTATTGTTATAGAGCCAGATACAGCACAAGGTAAAGACGCATGAAATTAAGTAAGAATTTTAGTTTAGAAGAACTGACAAAAAGCGATACTGCTATTCGTCGAGGTATTAATAATGTTCCTTCAGAAGATGTTATTAATAACTTGCAAGAACTGGTAGACAATATTTTACAACCTATTCGAGATCGAATGGGTCCTGTTGTTATTAGTAGCGGTTACCGTAGTCCTGAACTAAATACAGCTATTGGTGGTAGTAAAACATCAGACCATTGTTTAGGCATGGCAGCAGACATTGAAGTGTTGGGTATGGACAACAAATTTGTTGCAGAATACATACGTGACAATATGTTGTTTACACAACTTATTTTAGAATTTTATAAAGATGGTGTACCTGATAGCGGTTGGGTACATGTAAGTTTTGACCCTAAAGACTTAAAGAAACAAGTATTACGGGCAACTAAAGTAAACGGTAAAACTCACTATTCTACAGGATTTTAATATGCCACTTAAAAAAGGTAAAAGCAAAAAAGTTATTTCTGAAAACATTAAAACAGAAATGTCACATGGAAAACCTCAAAAACAAGCTGTAGCAATTGCACTACGTTCAGCAGGTAGACCTTTACCAGAACGTAACAGTCGAGCTAAAACAAATAAAAAAAATAAGAAAAAATGAAGGCCGTACTAGTTGAATGGGAAGATGCTTGTGACTTGGATACAACTCCTTGGAACAATATCGAAGAAGTAGAATATACGCCATTACTAGTAACACAAGTGGGATATGTAGTTTACGACGGTCCAGAAGGAATGATTTTAACTAATGCTACTACTGGTCAACAGTATGGTGTTCGGTCACAAATTCCTAAAGGAATGATAAGACGTGTAGAAACGTTGTATGGGGAAGATGATGAGTAAATATTTAGACGGTAGTGGTAAACGAGTTATATTAGGATTGTTTAAGGAATTTGCTCGTCCTGATGTAAAGTTTAAACCAGTATACACTTTAAAAGAATGGAAAGAAGTATTTCTTGATTTACGTGATCCATCAGAATACCAACCAGCTATGCACTTGTTGGGAGATTGGGACCACTGGAACGAAGTACGTAATCATCCTTTAATTAAACCACATGTTGATAAATGGCAAGAAGAGTTGTCAGTAAAACTTCGTAGTGAAGCTATTGCTCAAATGAAAACCCATGCTAAACAACCGGGAGGTACTGCTGCAGCTAAGTGGTTAGCAGATAAAGGATATGCCTCAGATGCCTCTAAAAAGCCTGTAGGACGTCCTAAACAAGAAAAGGTAGACCTACCTATACCTACAGGTCGAATTGCTGGTGATATGGCTCGTTTGGGTATTGTAATTGGAGGTAAACACTAATGCCTTATATGACTAATGGTAAGCGTGATTATTCTAAACAAAAAGAGAATGACGATAAAAATGCAAAAAATCGTGCTAAACGAAACAAAGCACGTCGCCAATTAACTCGTGAAGGCGTAGTTAGTAAAGGTGACGGTAAAGATGTAGACCATAAACGAGCACTAAGCAAAGGTGGTAGCACTAGCCGCAGTAATTTACGTGCTGTTAGTCGTAAAACTAACCGTAGTTTTTCTCGTACTAAAGATGGAAAGATGAAGTAATGGCTAAAGACCCTAGACTAGAACGTGCAGGTGTAAGCGGGTTTAATAAACCTAAGCGTACTCCTAGCCATCCTAAAAAAAGCCACGTTGTTGTAGCTAAAGAAGGTGACAAAATTAAAACTATTCGTTTTGGCGAACAAGGCGCTTCTACTGCAGGTAAACCTAAAGAAGGTGAGTCTGAGCGTATGAAGAACAAACGCGCTAGTTTTAAAGCTCGTCATGGTAAAAACATTGCTAAAGGAAAAATGTCGGCTGCATATTGGGCTGATAAAGTTAAATGGTAACTGACAAAGAACTTGTTAAACAAGCTGCAGAAGCTGATCTATTAACCTTTATTAGGTTGATTGCTCCGCATCGTATGCTTGGTGCTGTACACGAAGAGTTGTGCTCTTGGTGGGGACGTGAGGACGCTAAAGATAACCAATTAGTATTGTTGCCACGTGACCATCAAAAGAGTGCTATGATTGCTTATAGGGTTGCTTGGTGGATTACCAAACACCCTGAAACAACTGTACTCTACGTATCAGCTACAGCTAACTTGGCTGAAAAACAGCTTAAAGCTGTTAAAGATATTTTATTGTCTGACATTTATCGTTTCTATTGGCCTGAAATGGTTAATGACATGGAAGGTAAACGAGAGCGTTGGGCAGTAGATGAAATTAGCGTTGACCACCCTAAACGTAAAGCTGAAGGTGTTCGTGACGCAACTATTAAAGCTGCGGGTATTACTGCTAACGTAACCGGCTTACACTGTAATGTAGCCGTCCTAGATGACGTAGTTGTTCCTGATAACGCCTACTCTCAATTAGGACGTGACCAAGTACGAGCATTTTACTCGCAGCTTTCTTCTATTGAATCTACTGGTGCTAAAGAGTGGGCTGTAGGTACACGTTATCATCCTGCTGATTTGTATCGAGATATGATGGAAATGACTGAAGTTTATTTCGATGATGAGACAGATGAAGAGATTGAATTAGAAGTTTACGAAACATTCGAACGCACTGTAGAAGTTAATGGTGAGTTTTTATGGCCTAAACAACGTCGAACAGATGGCAAAACATTTGGATTTGACGCACGTGAACTTGCTCGTAAAAAAGCAAAATACTTAGATGTGACACAGTTTTATGCTCAATACTACAATAACCCTAACGCTGTTGAAACTCAACTTATTGACAGAAGCCGGTTTAATTACTATGAACGAAATAAAGTTGAGAATGTTAGCGGTGCATGGTATATGGACGACAAATTGTTGCACGTATATGCCGCAATGGATTTTGCTTACACAATAAACGCTAATTCTGATTATACAGTAATTGCTGTAATTGGTGTAGATGAAGATAACAATTATTATGTTTTAGATATTGATAGATTTAAAACAAATAAAATTAGTGTTATGTATGAAAAAGCAGAAACTGTATTTCGTAAATGGCGATTTAAGAAAATGCGCTGTGAAGTAGTTGCAGCACAAAGACTTATTGTAGGACAATTCAAAGATTATATGCGGAGTCAAAATATTGTATTTACAATTGACGAATATAATCCTCCACGTAATATGAGTAAGGCAGAACGTATTGCTACTATTCTAGAACCTCGGTATAATAATAACCAAATTTGGCATTACAAAGGCGGTAATTGCCAGATTTTAGAAGAAGAACTCATTATGAATAACCCAGAACATGATGACGTAAAAGACGCAATAGCAGCTTGTGTAGAGATTTGTAAAGCTCCCGTAGGTAATCGTATGTGGGGTAAACGTACAAACGTAATTCAATTTAATTCTAAATTCGGAGGAGTAGCGTATTAACGCTTAATTATTATGAACGAAAATATTCAAACGGCTTTTGATGATGACGCATTGGCAGTTAAAATTGCTGACATGTGGACACGTTGGGATAGCGCACGTTCTGTGTGGAAATCAGACCAACAAGAATTACGTAATTATCTATATGCCACAGATACACGTAAAACATCTAATAGTAAATTGCCGTGGAAAAACTCTACAGTTACACCTAAGTTAACTCAAATTCGTGACAATTTACATGCCAATTACATGGCTGCATTGTTCCCTTCTGATAATTGGTTTAATTGGGAAGCAGACGATAAAGATAAAGAGTTGTTACAAAAGCGATATGCTATTGTTAATTATATGAAACAAAAACTTAAAGCATCTCGCTTTGAATTACTTGTTTCTCAATTAGTATATGATTATATTGATTTTGGTAATGTATTAGTTACTTATGATTATGTACGA